CAGCCTACACACGCGTTGTGCAGGAGCGATACGGTCGAGCATGGACATACGACGGCAGGCAGATGGAGCTGGCCGCTGAGCTGATACGGATGGGCTACACGGTGGAGACATTCACCACTGATGCGCAAGGCGTAGTCCGCTGGCTTGCGAAGAAGAACAAGCAGGCTCCCCAATCATTGCAGTACTTCATCACCCGCAAGCTCAACGACAGTAAGCCCAAGGATGCTGCGGCCATAGTCAAACACCTAGGCTCGAAGATGAGGATGACATGATTGTACAAAGATCAGACGGTCGCTTGGTGTTTGTACGCCCTGCGATTATTGATAGGGCGACCCCGCGTAAAATATCTGCACGCGAAGGCGCCCTTTCCCCCCCGCCCCCCCCGCGTACTATGGGGGGGGTCACTCAAGAATATTTTCCAGAAAAACATTGAAAGGAATTTTGGATGAACAAGCGATACAATGTGGTTCAAGCGAAGGCGATACCGAACCAGGAGAAGCCGATTTGGTTAAAGCATGGCGTTGCCTTTGAGAAGGAGGGCAAGATCAGCATTAAGTTGGAGAGTTTACCTATTCCGAATGGTGAGGGTGATATTTGGCTGAAGTTGTTTTCTGCGGATGACAAGCCTGGAGGATCTGGCGCGGCTGCTGATTACCTGGCGGGTGGTGGTGGTCAGGCTCCTTGGGGTGACCAGGGTGCCAAGCCTGTTGCGGCGCCGGCGGCTTCGGGAGGTTTAGGTGATGACGAAATCCCGTTCTAGTGACAAGGCGGCTGGCCCCAAGCGGGCTGGCCAACAGAGCATCCCGAAGGTGGGTCGTTTTGCCATGGGCGACGTGCAGAAACGTGTGCGTGGTTCACGGCTTATTTATGACAACCGCGATGATTTGGCGGCGGAGTTGCTTAACTTGGGGTCGAGTAAGATTACGGACATTGTGGATATTTTTGAGGATAGCGAGGGTCGTCAGAGTGTTCGTTTGAAGAATGTAAAGAGCATACCTGACGCGGCTTTGCGGGCGATTAAGAAGATAAAGGTCACGCCTGGCCGCGACGGCGACATTGTTGAGGTTGAGTTGATTGACAAGGTGCGTGTGTTGCAGATGCTGGCGAAGGCGTCGGGCTTGATGGAGGTTGAGAAGGAAGTGGACAAGCCTTCCATTGTATCGATTGAGATGGTGATGCCAAAGACTGACGATGGATAGCCTTTCCAATTGCCCGACTTGCAATCACAAGCTGATAACTTGGGATAGCCGTCCGCACACTGGCTATGGCTACGCGACTATCAAGCGCAAACGCAAATGCGTCTACTGTGAATACCGCGTTGTGACTGTCGAAATCCCGATTGACTTGGGAAACAGTATTTTTTTGGAGGAAGACGATGAGTGAAAAGCCGATACCAGCGGGTTTAAAGTTAGATTTTTCATCGTCACCTACCGTGGCGAAGTTTTTTAACAGTGATGCATTTGTGCGCGGATTGCTCGGGCCGGTGGGTTCTGGCAAGAGTTATGCTTGTTGTGCGGAGATATTTCGGCGCGCTGTTATGCAAAAGCCGTCGCCACGCGATGGTATTAAGTACACACGCTGGGCGATTGTTCGCAACACGCACCCCATGCTGCGCACCACGACGCTGAAAACCTGGCTGGAATTGCTGCCGGAACACACCTGGGGCAACGTAAAGTATTCACCGCCCATCACGCATCACATCAAATTGCCTAGCCGCGATGGCGCCGCCGGTATTGACTGTGAAATTATCTTCATGGCCTTGGACGATCCAAAGGATGTGCGCAAATTGCTGTCACTGGAGCTGACGGGTGCTTGGGTCAATGAGTGCCGTGAGCTGCCCAAGGCGGTCATCGATGGCCTGACGCACCGTGTGGGGCGTTTTCCAACCAAGGCGGACGGCGGACCTACTTGGCGCGGCGTGATTATGGATACCAACCCCATGGACGATGACCACTGGTATTACCGGCTAGCTGAGAAGGAACGGCCTGGCGGCAAGTTTCGCTGGGACTTTTTTCGCCAACCTGGTGGCGTGTTGGAGGTGGATCTAAAGGACTTGCCCGAAGAAATGCCCGAGGCAAAGGGATATATTCACCAGGGAGGTCGTTGGTGGATGACAAACCCCAAGGCCGAAAACCTCGGAAACCTACCAAACGGATACTATGAACAGCTTTTAGGCGGCAAGAATGTCGATTGGGTCAGATGTTACGCCCAGGGCAAGTATACGTTTGTCCAAGAGGGCCGTGCCGTATGGCCCGAATACAACGACGAAATGATGTGTACTGATTTGGAAGCCGATCCATCAGTGCCAGTGCAAATAGGCCTCGATTTTGGTCTGACGCCGGCAGCGATATTCGCACAACGAATGCCCAACAACACCTGGCACGTTCTGCATGAGCTGGTAACCTTCGAAATGGGCCTAGAAAGGTTCTGTTCTATGCTCAAAAGCGACCTTGAAAGCCGGTTCCCAGGGTACGAAACCATGATTTGGGGTGACCCCGCCGGCTCACAGCGTGACCAAATCTTTGAAACCACCGCGTTTGAGCATCTCAAAACGCATGGCCTGTTGGCACGGCCAACCGCGACCAACGAGTTTAGGACGCGGCGTGAAGCGCTGGCCATCCCCATGGGACGGCTTATTGATGGTAAGCCAGGGTTTTTGATCGATCGCAAATGCATGCGGCTGCGAAAAAGCTTGGCGGGTGGCTATCATTTTCGGCGTGTCGCAATCGGCGCCGGCCAAGAAAGGTTTAGAGATACGCCCAACAAGAATGAACATTCGCACGTCGGAGATGCGGCTGGTTACTGCCTGTTGGGGTCGGAGCATCGGATTATGACCAAGCGCCCTGCCCCCGTTGGTGGCCGGCCTATGCAAGCAAAGGTGCTGGACTTCGATGTTTTCGGTTGATGAATTGAACCAAGTGATGCGGCTTGACGGGGTAAAGCACAAGGTGGCGGCTTGGTCGCCCATGCACTTGCAGCTCTGCGAGATAAATGACTTTGACGTGTGGAATATGAAGAACTTTCCAAATTATCAGGAGTATCTCACCAACTTTGCGACCCAGGGGCTGGCCTATACCGGCATCGGCGACGGTATTATCTATGCGATGTTTGGGGTTTACGAGTTCTGGCCTGGCTGTGCCGAGGCTTGGCTCATTCCATCGAAGCATATTGACCGAAAGACCATAGCATTTCACCGTGCTTCGCTGGCCTTTTTTGAGCATGTCGCCGCCAAGAGGGGAATAAAGAGGCTACAATTCACTGTTCACACCCAAAATGTTCACGCTGACCGCTGGGCAAGACGATGTTACTTTGAGTCCGAGGGCTTGCTCCGACACTACGGGCCGGATGGAGCCGATTACAAAATGTACGCGAGGATCTTTTGATGGGTGGATTGTTTTCAAGGTCAGAGCCACCGGCTCCGGCTCCAGCGCCGGCACAAGAGCAACGTGTTTCGCAACAAGAAAGCCGTGCGAACGCTGAAGAAAAAGATGCCCAGCGTAAAATCCAAGCGCGCGCAAGTGCGCGGCGTACCGGCGGCGCTCGAAAGCTAATGGCCCCTGGGGTTTATGGTGAGTCTGAAAACGCCGAAAGACAAGTATTAAGCACCACTCTTGGAGCCGGTCGGAACCCCCGAGGCTGACATGAAAACATTTAGACGCAACCCCAAGCACAGGGATATCGGAAATGATGTACGGAGCCAAAGGCGGCAAGCGGCCAATGAAGTCCGCGATGAACAGCAAAACCAGCAGCCTTCGCAAGAAAACAGCGAAGAAGTACGGGACGACCAAGGCGGCGAGTGATGGCGCAAAAAGCGCCCCTAAATCTTGAGGCATAAGAAAACATAATGGAAAGATCCGTCGAAGACATCAAGCGCCGCTACAAGGTGGCGAACAGCCACAAGGAACAGTGGCGCTCTATCTATGAAGAAGCGTATGAGTATGCGCTGCCTATGCGAAATTTGTACGACGGGTATTCCGAGAGTGGTGTGCCTGGCCAAAACAAAATGAAGCGCGTGTTTGATAGCACCGCGATACACTCGACCGCCAGGTTTGCAAACCGCATCCAATCTTCGCTGTTTCCTCCCCAACGGCCCTGGTGCCGGCTGCAACCTGGCAATGAAATCCCCGAAGAGCGCAAGATTGAAGTGCAGCAAGTCCTCGATTTGTACACTGAGAAAATGTTTGCGGTGATGGGGCAGTCTGGCTTTGATCTGGCGATGGGCGAGTTTTTGCTTGATCTGGCTGTTGGCACGGCGGTGATGCTTATCCAGCCTGGCGATGAGGCGACGCCTATCAGATATACGGCTGTGCCCACCTATCACATTTCCTTTGAGGAAGGTCCAAACGGGTCCGTTGATGCGGTGTATCGCAAACTTAGCCGTCCATTTGCGGTGGTTGAGCGCGAGTGGCTCGACGCAGATATCCCTGATGAGCTGCGCAAGGAGTATGAAGAAGACCCGACGCAGAAAATCGAATTGCTTGAGGCGACTTATTACCACGACGGTGACGTGCATTACTGTTTGATGCCGTTTGAAAAAGATTACAAGATTGTCCACCGGACGATGAAGAGCTTTCCGTGGATTATCAGTAGGTACATGAAAGCATCAAACGAGCGATATGGTCGTGGGCCGGTTCTCTACGCCCTGCCCGACATTAAGACGCTCAACAAGGTCGTCGAGCTGACGTTGAAAAATGCCAGCATATCTATCGGCGGCGTGTTTACCGCTGTTGATGACGGGGTGCTGAACCCGCAAGCAATTAGCATTGTGCCTGGGGCCATCATCGGCGTCAGCTCAAATGGCGGTCCCCGTGGGCCATCCTTGCAGCCCCTCCCTCGGAGCGGGGACGCCAACCTGTCACAAATCGTGAGCAACGATCTGCGCTTGAACATCAAAAAGACTTTACTCGACGAAAGCTTGCCGCCCGATAAT